CTTCCTTTAATTAGAGAATCAATGGTGAGAGCACACGCTAGAGGTATCGAGAATGCTATCCTAGCTGGTGATGACGCTGACGGTGCTTATGGTACTTCAGGTGCAGCTTTTGAAGGTTTGCTACACTTAGCAAGAAATGACAGTGACTACACACAATCAGATACAGCTTTTGCAACTGATAAACTTGTAGCAACTGACTTACTTGAAATGAGAAAGAATATGGGTAAATATGGTATAAACCCAAGTGAAGTAGTATACATTGTTTCACAAAGGTCTTACTATGAACTATTAGAAGATGCAGAGTTCCAAGACGCTAACCTAGTTGGCGACATGGCTACTAAGCTTTCTGGTGAAATTGGTCAAGTATTCGGTTCAAGAGTACTATTATGTGACGAATTTGCTACACCAGCAGTTTCTAAGTTCGGAGCTATCGCAGTTAATCCAAGAAACTTTGTATTACCTAGATTAAGAGGTGTTACAGTAGAATCAGACTACGAAGTAGCTAACCAAAGAAGAGTCCTAGTGGCTTCTCAAAGAATCGGATTTACCGATCTTATCGATGGTGCAACTTCTAAGTGGGGTTGGATGTATAAAGCTAGCTAATATTAGCTTAATAAGGTTTATGGGAGTGTACCTAACACTCCCACTTTTTAATTATGGCAAATTTAATAACATTAGCACAATATAAAGATTTCGCGGGGCTCACCGGGGTTTCCGAAGATTCAAAAATTAATGTTATAATACCTGCCATCAGCCAAGCAGTTAAAACATACTGTGGCACAAGTTTTGTAGATTATTATTCTAGTGCAAAAACCGAATACTATGATATTAAGGATAAATACACAAATGCAATAATACTCGATGAAAGTCCAGTTGTGAGCGTGACATCAGTTTCCGAAAGGGAAAGTCAATCAGACTCATACACGACTTTAATAACAGGAAACTCTGATAGTAGTGGCAAGTACGAATATGTAGTGGACGAAGCACTAGATACCATTTTCAGAACAACTGCAACAAGTGATGCTTACTTTCCACAAGGAAGAAAAGCAGTAAAAGTTGTCTATACTTCAGGGTATGCGGCAACACCAGAAGATTTAAAACTAGCATGTTTTGATTTAGTAAAGTATTACTTAAAAGACGAAAGAAAAGCAAACTTATCTATATCAGGTGCACAGATACAAAATCCTGTATCAACAAGTCTAAGAGAAAACATAGGTTTTCCAGACCATATTAAACGTATATTGGATTTTTATAAGATACATAAGTAATGGCTAAAAAAGCAGTAATTGATCAAATTACAGGAATGATGGAGAACTACACAGACAAAGAGGTTAGAAAAAAATTAAGTAAGTCTGAAATCCATCAAGTAGAGATTACCACTCAGGAAACTGTAGCAGGTTTAATTAATACTACACCAAATGCTTTGCAGAAAATATTTGGAGGTACTGATAGTCTTTATTACAGAATTTTTCTTTTAAATAACGAAAAAGCAATATGGCAAAGTGTTGTAAGACAAGTTTTTAGAAGATTATCCTCGGGGGGTAGCTTCGAAGGAGTAAAACTAATTCATGGCATAAAAATAAATAAGATTGCAGATTTAGATTTAAAGAAAAGAAATGTAAGATTAATGGCAGGCTCTACAAAAGACAGGTGGCATATACAAGTAGAAGCAAACTCATATAGTTTTACAATCTATGAGTTTTGCAGAGGATTAAGAAAAGCTCTTTGGGAAGAGTGGTGTGATAGAGTAAAACAAAAAGGACTAGCGAGCGGTATTGCTACGGGTACAAAAGAAGCCCACCAAGCAATAGGAGCAGGAACTAATTATTCTCACGATGAAGAATATACTATAGGAGTAGATAGATTCAAAATCCTTCTAGAAGATATAAGAAGTATGGAAGGTTTCGGAGTAGCATTTAAATTTAAAGAAACTACTATTAACCTTGAGGACTGGTTGCAAGATGGAGTCAATATTAGCGTAGAGCTCGATCCAATATTACAAGATGGCTATATAGTTGGGGAGAAAAGAGTAATAAAAGGCAGACTTGAACAACAAACTAAAAAATTAGATACAGACTGGAATCAGCTAAAACCAAAAATATTAGATTCATTAAGTAATTATCTAAATAAGGAGAAAAAACCTAAGTTTGTAGACGAACAGCATGCTTTAGACTTTGAAGCAAGTGATAGCTTAAAGAAAGACATAGAAAAAGAAAAAGTTAGAAAAGAAGTAGAAAGCATCGAAAAGAGTTTTAAAACAAAAGGAGCTAAAGGTACAAAAGTAAAGAAAAAGATAGCTAAGAAAAGTACTAGAAAACCTAGAGTAATTAATAAAACTTTTAAGAAAAAAGTAGTTACTACGAAAATGAGAACTGTAGTAATACCTGAAGGTGTAAGAGCTTTAAAAAACATGAAAGAGGAAAAAGGCACTGAAAGACCTATTACTCTGAATGCTTTAAAAAGTAAAATTAATAGAAGCCTTCCAGCAGAAATTAGAAGAAATATGGGAAGACCTGCACTTATTAATAGAACAGGACAGTTTTCAAATAGTGCAAGAGTTTTAAACTTAAGAGACACAGGAAAAACTATTACAGGCGAATATACTTACACTCTCACAGGCGGGGGACAAAGTAAAAATAAGAAGGGAGTATACTCTACTTTTGAGAACTTAGGCACAAAACAGTGGCCTACAGGTTATAATCCTAAACCTTTAATAGCTAAAAGCATAAAAAATTTAGCCGCAAGGCACGTAGATAGAAAATTTACACTTAGGAGAGTATAATGGCATATAGAACGCAAAGAAAAAAGATAGCCGAAGCTCTTGTAAACAAAATAAAAGAAATTGATGGGAATTATCCATTTAATTCAAACATTTATCAAAATGCTGACTCACACTTAGTATTTTTAGATGAAATTCAACAGTACCCTAAGGTATGTGTTGTAGCAGGTGATGAAGTACGACAGTATCAGCCTGGAGGTTTTAAATGGAGATTCATAACAATAACAATAAGGGTTTATGTAGAAGACGCAAATGACCCTCAAGAAAATTTATCATTATTATTGGAAGATATCGAAAGAATCGTAGATGACAATGATATACTAGTGTATGATGATACTGTATCACCGCATCTAACAACCACATCTACAACTATTCAATCGATTAGTACAGATGAAGGAGTTATTGCTCCATTAGGTATTGGTGAAATGGTAATCGAAGTACGATATTAGGAAACAGGTAAAGCAGAAAATTCTAGCTAAACCCTTTCCATTATAAATTATAGGAGATAAGCAAAATGGCTTTAAATCTATCAAGAAATACCAAGGTATTTGTATCATCAGCAAACGGAATGCACGCAAGTGGCGGTTCGTTATTAAGTGTTGATGCAATTACTGCAGGTACAGGACATGCTGTAGGTGACATTATTACTTTATCTAATGGAGTAAAAGTAATAGTAAAAACAGTTAATGGCAGTGGCGGAGTAACATCTATCGCACTTCCAAATAACTTTAGAGGAACAGGAATCAGTGATGGTGCAGGCTTAGCACAAAGTGCTACAACTGGTAGTGGAACAGGTTTTGACTGTGACGCTGACGGAGTTTCTTCAGTAACTTCAGAAGGTTCAAGAGCAGGTACAGGACTTTTCAAAGGAAATGGCACAGACGCTAATACTTTCAAAATAGGAGTACTAGACGGATATAGTTTTTCACAAAGTTCAGAATCTACAGATATAACAATTAATGAAGCGGGTGCAACCCCAAGCAGAGGATCAAAAAGATTCAATGACTCTTTAGCTCCAGCTGAATGGTCATTCTCAACTTATGTAAGACCTTTTAAACATGGTACAAATAGTAACAGAGGTACTGGAGTTCATGATATGTGTGAAAACATTTTATGGGCAGCTATTGCTGGTAAAGATATTACTGGAGGTGCTCTAAGCGGAACTTCAGCTCCAGCGGTTGTTTGTGACTCAACAGATGCAGATGTATCTTTTGCAAGATCTGACCATCACGAATTATTAAAATTATCAATATTTTTCGTAATGGAAAATACTACTTACAGACTAAATGAGTGTCAAGTAAACCAAGCAGAGATTGACTTCTCAATTGATGGTATTGCTACTATTGCTTGGTCAGGTAACGCAACAACTATTGATCAGGTAACTACAGCGTTAGAAGACCCAAGTAAAGCATTAACAACTGATGGAACTACTGATACAGCTGATACATCTGTAACTTATGCTGAAGGGTACAACTATGTAGATACTACAGCTTCTTCAGACGCTGATTATCTAAGAAATAAGTTGTCTACTTTAAGTCTAACTCATGCTACTACAGGCTCAGGAGCTGCAGAAGTACTAGACCTAACAGGAGCTGGAACAAAAACTTATGCAATTAATATTACAGGTGGTTCATTAACAATTGCTAATAATATTACTTATTTGACTCCAGAAACATTAGGAGTTGTTGATACTCCAATTGGTTCTTTCTCAGGGTCAAGACAAATAAGTGGTTCTTTAACTATGTATTTGGATACTAAAGCAGACGGCTCTAATGAGTTATTATCTGACTTAACAAAAGCTACAGACTTAGTGAATACTAAGTTTGACATGAGTTTGTTCATGGGCGGAGCTTCCGGAGCATCACCATTGGTAGAATTTGATTTACCAGTAGCTCATTTCCAGATACCGTCAATAGAAACTGCAGATATTATATCATCTACTGTTGAGTTCGCAGCTCAAGGTAGTAACTTATCAACAGGAGACGAAATGACAGTTAAGTATAAAGGCTCAACTACTCAT